ATCGTGTAGGGGAAATCGAGGGACTAGACCCTGTTAAAGCGACACTAGTCACCTCGAGCTTTGCCAATGTAGATGGCGAGCAATATCATACCAGTCGTCGAGAGGCTAGGGACTTGATATTCCACCTAGGCCTTGAGCCGGGTTATTCTACCGGCACGGGTCGACAGCTTCGAACAAATCTCTACCGATACTTTATGCCGGAAACGAACATCAAAGTTCGGTTCTACGACGATGAGTTGGCGGGATATGTCGAAATCGATGGAGTAGTCGAAACATTTGACTGTCCGTTGTTCGTGCAGGAGATCGAAGCAACCATCAATGTGCGGTGCGTCCTTCCAGATTTCATTGCTCCCGAGCCGGTAGTGCTCGAAGGGTTTACGACTTCAGATATCATCGAAACGCTCATTGAATATCCAGGTACGGTGGAAACCGGAATCCTGTTTAACATGACGGTGGATCGTGCGGTTTATGACTTTACGATCCACCATCGATCCTCGGATAACAAGTCGTCAACCTTGGAATTCGAGCAACCTCTTAGCGCTGGCGATCAGCTTACGATCAGTAGCATCTCTGGCGCTAAGGGGTTGACCCTCACCAACGATACAAATGGTAGTAGTTCCATCCTCTACGGAATGAATCCGACATCCAACTGGATACAGCTGTTCCCAGGAAAGAATTACATTCGTGTCCTAATCGACGATCTTGGCGAACCCATTCCTTATACGATTGAATACACCACGAAGTACGGAGGTTTGTGATGGAGGTGTATATTCTTGATGACCAGCTACGCAGAACGCAGGTTATCGATAGGTTTGAGTCACTTATTTGGACTGAAAGATATACAGCTTATGGCGACTTTGAGCTGGTGACTCACTCAACGTCTGCCAATCGCAGCTTGTTCCCGATAGGATCTCGTCTAGCGCTCAACGAATCAAGTCGAGTAATGGAGATTGATACCGTCGAGAATAAGCGCAATGCTGATGGGAAATCGGTCCTAACTCTTAGTGGCAAGTCTCTGGAAGCAATTCTGGAAGATCGAATAGCTACTGATAACATGGGTACTCTTACCGCTAATCCAAACTGGACGCTTACGGGAACCCCTGCAGCAATTGCACGGAAGATCTTCGAGGATATTTGCAAGACGGGTATTCTCAGTACCTCGGATCGCATTCCATTTCTGGAGACGGTCTTCACCACAATCCCAACAACGGTTCCTGAGCCGACTGATGTTATAACGATACCGCTTGAACACCAATCGGTGTATCAGGCAATCAAGAGTATTTGCGAAACATATGGACTAGGATTCTATCTTGTTCGAGTCGGGGATAAATCGCTTCTCCGCTTCAAAATCGTTACAGGAAATGATCGAACTCTGTACCAGAAGAATTTCCCACCAGTAGTATTCAGTCACGAGCTGGAAAGCCTGGAAGATATATCGGAATTGACATCCAAGGCTCTCTACAAGAATGTTGCACACGTCTTCGCTAAAAATGGTGTTGCAACAGTCTATGCTCCCGGCGTTGACGCATCTGTTACCGGATTCGAACGTCGTGTTATGTACGTCAAGCACGATGGGGATGAAACGGGAGTTGCCCTCACAGATATTCTCAACCAGAAGGGCTATGAAGCATTGGCTCAGGCTCGCGTCGTGTCTGCCTTTGACGGTGAAATCCCTCAGCGAGGTAAATATAAGTACGGCCGTGACTACTTCCTAGGCGATCTTGTGGAACTGCGGAATTCCGATGGCGTCGCAACACAAATGCGCGTTACCGAACAGATATTCACATCAGATGCTGAGGGAGACAAGTCATATCCCACACTCGTTGTTGACAAGACTGCTACAGTCGGGTCTTGGGCTGCTGCAACTAACGTTGATCTCGATACGTGGGCGGAGCGGAACGAAACTTGGGCTGCTGCATGACATATTTAAGAAGGGGGTCCGAGTATGCCTATCGGAGCTGACGCAAAGAAAGCAGGATATCCTACCGTTCCGGACACGGGCGAAGAGGGTAAAGTAAAATGGGGCGCTCGAGAAATTAACCGAACTCGAGATATGATCGCTCTGGTTAAAGCATTGATTCCTACCAACAGGCCTGCTCGTAGGGTTTGGGCAGGGATTACGTCGGGTACATCCAACCCCTCAGGCGGCGCTGACGGGGATATCTACTTCAAGATCATTTAGATATGGCAATTACAGTACCTCCAGCACCACGCCCACTAGGTTTCGGCGACACAACCCCGACCTCTATCGTCTACAAGTTTGAAAGTAGAGGTAGCGGTGGCTCCAAGATATTGGAATGGGAAATTGGCTACGGTACACATCCGACTACTGTTCAGAAACGGCTAAAGTCTGGTGGCACTTCGGTTGTACCGAACCTTCGCCCTGCTACGGTCTATTATTTCTGGGCTCGCGGTCGGAATGCCAAAGGCTGGGGTCCTTGGTCCACTCGAATGTACAGAAGGACCGATGCGGGAGCTCGTGTAAAGCTTGGTACTGTCTGGAAAGAAGCTATACCCATGGTTCGATACAAAGGTAAGTGGGTCGTCGCAGAAGCTTGGGTTAAGTCTGGTGGAAAATGGAAGAAAGCAAACTAACCTTATGAAACAAGCTTTACAAAGAACTGGAATCCACCTACCGTTCGTTCGTCTATTCATGAAGATCGCAGAGCCTCGTGTTAGGCGGCTGCTTTACTTTGGAATATACGTCGGACTAATGATCCTTGGATCTTCCGTGTTCTTCAGACCCCCAGCAGTCATCCAGAATGAATTCGGGATCGCACTAATTTATCTCTTTGGCGGCCTCATTGTAATGGGCGCACTGTTGGGGGCATTTGCCGTACTTCCGGGAATATGGTGGCTTGAAAGATCAGGACTCTACGCTATGGCTGGCGGTCTTGCCATGTATGCCGGAATGCTGATCCTTCTGGGCGCCTCCTTCCTAGTAACCGTTCTACCTGCAGTATTCATTTTTGTATTCGCTCTTCGCTGGCTGGATATCAAAGAGTTCCTGTTAGCGCCTAGAGAGGAGTAACAAATGGACGGAGAAACAGCGAAACTACTCTTTACCGCACTAGGTGCTGGGAGTGGCGGGGCAGCGCTGTTGGCTCTGATCAACGGAATGTTCAAGTGGTTGTCTGGAGCGGCTCGTCGAGAGCAAATCCGGAACACCACCCTTGCTGAGCAACGAAAAGCTGCGATCAAGGAACGCGATGACGCTGAGGATGAGCTAGAAGCTGAAATCCTGAAACGTCGGGAAGCCGAAGAACATGTAGCTAAACTTCAAAGACAAATCATCCTTATGGGTGGCGAACCTGTCAAACACGGCACTGTACGTACAGAGGAGTAAACAATATGGCAGAACATGCCGCTAAGACTGGGCTTGCTCTCAGTCTGCCGGATGGGATCTACAACACGCTTCGGCGGATCGTAGAACTCGTCCTTCCAGGGATTGGTGCATTTTATGCAGCCCTTTCTCAGATTTGGGGAGACGATATCTTCCCAGCACCGCACAAAGTCGTAGCCACGTTTGCCGCTCTTGCGGTACTCGGCGGTCTCGCACTTTCAGCAAGCCGAAAGGCTTATGAGGGTTCGGGTGACGCTCCTCCGGGAGGTTATGATGGTAAAGTTGTCGAAGATATTAACGAGGACGGTAAGGCCGTGCTTCGTCTCCAACTCGACACCTCTGCTGCAGAAGATCTCCTGAACAAGAAGCAGCTCGTGTTCAAGGGCTACGACCCCTCCGCCTGATGAGCGGATCGCGGTAAAAACATGCATTATAATGAAGACTCTTGAAAGGAGACCTCATGTTTAAAAAAGACAAAAACATTGCCGGACTTGAAACGGTGATTGGCCTTGTAACTGAAGAACTGGAAAAGACCACTCCGGGTACCGAAGGATACTCACGCATCGTCGAACAGCTTGAACGACTGAACAAGATCGCCGCCTCACGGAAGAGCGAACCTGTCAGTTGGAATGGCCTGATCAGCGGTGGCGTGAACCTCCTCGGTATCGGACTGATTCTGAACTACGAACGGTTGCACGTCGTCACCTCGAAAGCCGTCGGCTTTGTCACTAAACTGAAATAGCATGACTAACCGCAAGTAATCAAAATAGGAGCCGTG